GAGACCATCCAGTGGATCCTGCCGAGCCTGTGCCGGATCTTCGCGAATGGCGAAGATGTCGTTGAGCTGCCGCCTGTCAGCCAGGAAGACGAGGTGCCGGCCAAGCAGGAGTCGCAGTATCTCAACTACGTCATCCTGCAGAAGAATAACTGGTTCGAGACGTTCATCACGTGGGCGACGGATGCAATGCTCACGAAGAATGGCTATTGCCTGGCCTACAGTGAAGAGCGGCAGAATACTGAGGTTGAGCAGTACAAGCGTCAGACCGCTGAGGCGGTGGCATTGCTTCAGCAGGACAAGGAAGTGCAGATCGAGGTGCTGCAGGAGTACCCCGATCCTGACTATGTAGAGCCGCCTCCGCAGCCGATCATGGATCCGATGTCAGGCCAGCCAATGCCTGATCCGATGACGGGTCATCCTATGATGCAGCCGCCACCGCCGGCTCCGATGCTGTATGACGTGCAGGTCACGCGCGTGCGACCGGAGCGTAAGGTTTGCATCAAGGTGCTGCCGCCCGAGCGGTGCAAGATCAGCTATCGGACGCCATCATTTCGGCTCAATAACGAGTGCCCCTACTTCGAGTATTACGACTACAAGACGCTGTCGGATCTGAGGGCGGACGGCTTCGATCTGCCAGAAGTGATCCCGGACGACTGGCAGATTGACGAGGAGGAAGACCTAGCCCGCGATCAATACGACGAGCAGGGCTGGCGCGACAACGACTCAAACGAGCCTGACGAGTCGATGAAGCGCTATCGGGCTCGGATGATCTGGCTGCTTCATGACGACAATCAGGATGGGATTGCCGAGCGGATCTACGCGGTGCGGATCGGCCAGCACATCCTGCACAAAGAGCAGTGCACGCGTATTCCGGTGTCGTCGCTGGTGGCAATCCCGACGGCTCACCGCCATATCGCGATTTCGATTGCGGACATCGTCGCTGACATCCAGCGCATTAAGACTGCCATTCTGCGGCAGGGCCTGGACAATCTGTATCTGGCCAACAATCCGCGCCTGTTCATCACGGACAAGGTGAATCTAGACGATGCGCTGATCAGCCGGCCAGGCGGTGTGGTGCGCGGTGAAACGGGGGCTGTGTACGGCGCAGACATATCCCCGCTCGTGATGCCATTCGTGTTCCCTCAAGCGATGGAAGGCATGGAGTACATGGATCAAGTGCGGGAGAACCGCACGGGGACCAATCGGTACTTCACTGGCATCGATCAGAATGCCATGAACAAGACGGCGACTGGCATTCAGCAGTTGTCATCCATGGCCGCCCAGCGTGTCGAGCAGATTGCCAGGATCATGGCGTGCGGTATCGAGGACTTGTTCTCGATTGTTCACGAGCTGATCCTGAAGGCGGGCCACAAGAAGGAGGTGGTTCGACTCAGCAACAACTGGGTTGAAGTAGACCCCTCGCAATGGCGTAAGCGTCAGGACTTCCGCATTTCAGTGGGCTATGCGGCCGGCAACAAGGATGCACTCGTTGCCCGGCTCATGATGATCGCGAACATGCAGAAGGAAGCAGCCCTTGCGGGTGCTCCATTCGTCACGCCGGAGAACATCTACGAGACGATGCTGGAGCTGACGAAGGCGAGTGACTTCTCAGCGCCGAATCGCTTCTGGACGAATCCCAAGGACGCGCCTCCCAAGGGGCCGCCGCAGCCTGATCCGACGATTGTTGCCGTTGAGGAACTAAAGTCCAAGACGCAGCTGCAGACGACGCAAATGGACGTCGAGCAGAAAGAGCGTGATTCCATCCGCGACGCCGACATCAAGAAATACCAGATCGATACCGACGCACACATCAAGCTGAATCTCGCGCAGTTCCAGGGCGAGCAGCAGCACCAGATCGAAGACAAGAAGATCGGCGCTCAGATGCAGCAGCACCAAATGAAAGCCGAGAGCGATCGAGCCAAGGCGGTGGATGCCGGCAAGATTGGCGATCTGGAGCAGGCAGCCGGCGAGATTATGCAGCAGGTCAAGCAGGTCGGCTCAGCGCTCGGTGAGATCGTTCAGCAGATCCAGGCGCTGGGCTCATTCGTGAATGCCAAGCGACGAGTGGTACGAGGCAAGAACGGCAAGGCTGAGGGCATTGAAGTCATCGGCGATGATGGTTCGGTGCTCGGCTCTCAGAAGCTGGTACGCGGCCCCGATGGATCGATTCAGAGCACGGCATGATGCGCTATCTCTATCCGATCATCATTGCTGCTGGAGCAGTGTACGACCTGCTATGCATGTGGCTTCGATCGTTCGATAGAGATATCCAGGAAGGGGATAAGGTTTCAGATCAGATCATTTGCTGGGGTACGTGTCGATCGCTGAATCAGGTATCCGACTTTAGATACTTTGTGATCCGGTTCCCCTTCATCTCGCAATGGCGCGATGACTTATGCCGGGATCGCCTGTGCTGGCACTCTCCGGCATTAATCCGGTTTGCCGGTCGCTGGAAATGCTTCTGGTACCCCTCAGACGTCGGTGTGTGGGAATGAACGACGTCGAGAGGATCGACCGCGCCTCCAAGGTAGAAAAGATTCTCAACAGTCCGCTGTATATCGAGTCGTTCGAGAACACGCGGCAGGCGATCTTCCAGAAGATCGAACAGACCCCGATTCGTGACACAGAGGGGCTCACTCAGCTCCGACTGTGTCTCAAGCTCTTGACAGACGTGAGAGCGAACCTCGAGCGCGTTCTCAAAGACGGCAAAGTGGCCGAGTTCGAGATCGAGCAGAGGAAACTTTTCAAATTACCCAGGTGGAACCGATGAGCGAACAACCGGAAACGGAATCGCAAAGCGTCGAAGATCGTTTGATGGCCCAATTCGAGCCGGAACAGCCCGAGACTGAAACCCCAGAGGAACAACCGGCGCAGGAAGCTGCACCGGAATCCGAGGCACAGCCGGAATTCCACGATGTCGAATACGAGGGCAAGACGTATCAAGTCCCGCCTGAGCTCAAGGAGGCTCTGCTTCGGCAGTCTGACTACACCAAGAAGACAACCGAAGTTGCAGACCGACAGAGAGCGCTGGAACAAAGGGAATTCAGGCAGCGAGCCGTCGACAATGAGCGCGCCTTTCACGATACGGTCAAGCCTGACATCAACCAAATCCAGCGCATCGACTTCGAGATCGAGCAATGGAAGGCGGTGGATGTGACGGGCATGAATGCGGAGCAGCTAATGCAGCTGAGCCGCAAGATGGATCAACTGAAGGAGAAGCGCGTCGAACTGTCCAACGGTCTCACCCCAAAATGGCAGGCTTACCAACAGCAGCAGCAGCAGCTCGCGAACGAGGCACAGGCCAAATATCTGGAAGCGATTGCCAAGTCGGTTCCAGGCTGGAATGCAGACCTTGACGCCGAGCTGACGCAGTACGCGCTGAGCGAGGGCTATACCGAGGATCAGCTGAGAGGCAATCGCGATCCGACGTACGTCAAAACGCTCTGGAAAGCCCGCCAATACGACAAGGCGCAAGCCGCGCTCGTCAACGGCAAAGTGAAGATCGCACCGACTGTGAAGCCGGGTTCCAGTAACCCGATGCCGCAGGCTGTGAAGGATCGCTTTGCCCTCAAGAAAACCCTTTCGAACCCCAAGCTCAATTCAGCCTCGAAGGCCAAAGCCATTGAGGCCGAGTTGATGCGACGATTCTAGGAGACCATTCATGGCTGTTCTCACAGGCACCAGCTCGACGATTGGCGTCGGCACGGCTGGTGGTATCCGGGAAGACCTCTCGGATGTGATTTTCGATTTGTTCCCGGAGGATACGTGGGCACTGACCACGTTCGATCGCGAAGACGCCTCCAGCACCTACACGGAATGGCTGGCGCAGGAGCTTGCAGCCCCCGCGGCCAACATCCAGATTGAAGGTGACGATGCCTCGTTCGCCTCGCTCACGCCCCCGTCCCGATACGCCAATCAGACGCAGATCAGCTCGAAGACCTTCCTCGTGTCCGACACGTTGGAGGCTGTCAACAAGGCCGGTCGCAAGTCTGAACTGGCGCGCGGTGCGATCGTGAAGATGCGCGAATTGAAGCGCGACATCGAGACACGCATTACGCAAAACGGCATCGCGACTGCCGGCGGCGCGGGCACGGGCCGTTCTGCGGCCGGCATCGAGAGCTGGATCGGTGGTGCGACGGCAGATCCCGATGGCACGACCACGGCCAATGCGGTGCGTGCGACGACGACCGCCAACACGACGACGACTCCGCCCACGACCTCTGGCGCGCCGGGCACGGCCCCGACGGATGGTACGACGACCGGTGCATTGGTGGTCACGGCGCTGAATCAGGCGCTGATGGGCGCTTGGGCGCAGGGCGGTGATCCGTCAGTGATCCTGGCGGGCGTGAAGCAGAAGGGCGTAATCGATACCTTCACGGGTATTGCGACGCGCTTCGTCGACACGGCGGCCAAGGCGCAGGCGAGCATCATCAACGCAGCGAATGCGTATGTGTCCGACTTCGGCAATCACACGGTGATGCTGCATCGGTACATGCGCGCCTCAGTGGTGTTGTGTCTCGACCCGAACTACTGGGCGACTCGCTGGCTGCGCAAGATCCAGAAGCGCAAGCTCGCGAAGACGGGCGACGGCGAGAAGTACCAGATCATCGGCGAATGGACGCTGGTGGCTCGCAACTGGAAGGCCAACAGCAAGGTTGTGGCCTGCGCCTAACCGTGGAGGGCGGTCAGCAATGGCCGCCCCTTTCTCATGCCTGAATTCTTTGACTACGATCCTCTAACTGGTGTTAGGTACGACTTCGACTACGACGAAGAAACCGGAGAAGCTCATATCCACAGCACTGCGGATGTGGAGTCATTGCTCGATTACACCAAAGCCGTCAGGAATGACGGTCTGAAGGATCACGGCATTAAGGAATCGTGGTGGCTCTACGCCAAGATTCCGCCCATCGTGATGATGAAGATGCGCGCCGAGAAGGGGATTGAGGTGGGCAATCCTGCTCATACCAAGCGCATCATCGAAGAGATCAACACGCATTATCCGCACCTGAAAGTGACGCAGAAGAACCATGGCGGAAAACTGGTGATCGTGCATGACCTCGGCAAGCACTAAGGTTCTGCAGAGGGTCATCAAGCTCTGGGATGCGAAAGAGCTGGACCAAGCTATGGATACGCTGAAGCCCGAGTGGAAGGAGCATGCCGACGATCCGAACTGCATTGCGGCGGCGGGGCACATCTTTGAGGCGAGCGGAAACATTCCGCTGGCCTACAGTCTCTTCAAGCTCTGCACGATGCTGGACGCTTCGGAGTCCAGTCATTGGGTGAACTTCGGACGCTGTGCTGAGGACTTGTGGCGATCGCAGGAGGCGATGCGCGCGTATACCCGGGCTATGTCGATCTGCAGTCGGGATGAGACCAAGGTCAATCTATTGGGCAATCTGGCAGCACTGCATATTGATCTCGGCGAGTATGAGAAAGCTGCTGACTATGCCCGGAAGGCGCTGAAGATCGATCCGGACAAGAAGGGCGCCAAATCGAATCTGGGCTTTACTCAGCTGGCGCTTGGGAACTGGTCCGAGGGCTGGGCCAACTACGCGAACAATATCGGGACACCCGATCGCAGGCTCGCGAAGTATTGCGATCCCCATGAGCCGCTATGGGACGGCACGCCAGGCCAAGCCGTTGTTGTCTATGGTGAGCAGGGTCTGGGCGATGAAGTCGTGTTTTCGTCGATGGTCGACGACCTGACACGAATCTGCCGCAAAGTCATCATCGACTGCGATCCGCGCTTGGAGAATCTGTTCAAGCGCTCGTTCCCACTGGCGACGGTCTACGGAACGCGAGGCAAGCAGCGCTTGGCCTGGGCCGCCGATGATCAGAACATCGACGCCTCCATTCCTGCCGGGCAGGTCGGCCAGTTCGTTAGACAGTCGATGAGTGACTGTCCGCAACAGCCTTGGCTGGTTCCCGATCCATTCCGTCTCGGAATGTGGCGGGATCAGTGGAAGAAGATCGGCAAGCCAGTGATCGGCATCGCCTGGTCCGGTGGGATCCGCAAGACGGGTGCGAAGTTCAGATACGCGGGACTGGATCAATGGTCATCGCTGCTCGAGATCGATGCGCATTTTGTGAGCTTGGAATACAAGCCTGGCGAGCAGCATCCGAAGGTGCACGAGTATCCCTTTGCCACCCGAACGCAGGACTATGACGACACTGCTGCACTCATTGCTTCTCTGGATCTGGTGGTGTCTGTGCCAACTAGCGTTGTGCATCTGGCTGGCGCAGTGGGCACCAAAGTCATAGCGATGCATGGACCGATGGATTGTTGGAAGTACAAGGCTGGAATTCCCTTCCACCTAGCCGATCATGTGCAGTGGCAGGGTGATTGGAAGAAGACGATCGATGCAGCGACGGAGAGAGTGAAGCAATGCTTAGAGTATTCATCGGACGCGACCCCCGGCAACCCGTTGCCTACAACGTCCTTGCCGATAGCATCGTCAGACATGCCTCTGCGCCGGTCAGCATAACGGCGCTCAGCCTCAAGGCGCTGCCGATCAAGCGGCGCGGTCTGACGGAGTTCACGTTCTCGCGCTTTCTCGTGCCGTACTTGTGCGGTTATGAGGGAACGGCGCTCTTTCTGGATGCGGACATGGTCGTGACGGCAGACATCGCGGAACTGTTCGCCACCGAGATGAGTCACCATCAGCTATTGGTCAATAAGGACCAAGCTCAGTTTGAGTGGCCCTCTGCCATGCTGTTCGATTGCTCGGCCTGCTCTATTCTGACGCCAGAGTACATCGACAATCCGCGAAATCAGCTGTTCGATTTCAGTTGGGCAGAGCATGGGGCCGTAGGTTCGTTCCCTGCTGATTGGAACAAGGCGGTTGGTTATGCACCTTCTGGACTCGATGCGAAGCTGTATCACTTCACGAAGGGCATTCCGATTTGGCGCGAGACGCGTGGGAATGTCGAGGATCAGGTGTTCCACGATGCTTACAAGGCGATGCTTCACTCGGTGTCGCACGCGGAACTGATGGGCAACAGCGTCCACGTGCAGAAAGCATCATGAGTAGTACCTATCCAGTGTCTGACAACATGGGATACGCATCACTCAAAGGGATCAGGGAATGGAATTCTAAGACACTCATTTCCCCTGATTACCAAAAGCAGCAGGAGAAGCTGCACGAGAATCCCAACTATGGGGTGGCATCGATCCAATATGCCGAGCTGGTCTCCAGCATCTGCAACACACTCGAAGTGCAACACCTGCTCGACTACGGTGCAGGTAAGTGTCGCCTGTTCCAGCACCTCAAAGTCGATCACCCGATGAAGCTGCAGGCATACGACCCTGGCGTGCCGAAGCTCTCCGCGCCTCCAGTGCCGGCCGAAATGGTCACCTGCATCGATGTGCTGGAGCATATCGAGCCGGAATACTTGGATGATGTGCTCGATGATCTGACTCGTCTGACTGAGGCCGTTGCTGTCCTGACGTTCCATACGGGGCCTGCGGCAAAGATTCTCGCCGATGGTCGCAATGCTCATCTGACGCAGCAACCAATGGAGTGGTGGCTGCCGAAAATCTGGGAGCGCTGGGACATTCACACGGTGCAAGTGACTGGTGAATGTCAGTTCTTCGTCGTGGCTTACGCCAAGCCGAAACTCATCGAGACTGAGTAAATGGCCGTTATTACCAGCTATACCACCTTGCTGTCGGAGGTGGCGAACTGGCTTGCGCGCTCTGATTTGACCTCTGCCATTCCTGGCTTCGTGCAGAACTTCGAGGAGCGCTTCTATCGACAGCCGCGGAACTATGGCAAGTGGATGGAAAGTGCGCTCAGCGTTGCAATCAGCACGACTGCAACTGTTCCAAGCGACTACCTGAAGCTGAAGGTGGCCTATATCAGCGGACAATCTCAGCCGCCGCTGATTCCGTCCACAGTGGATCAGGTGCTGCAGAAGTACCCACGCACGGGGACCGGGTCACTGCCCAAATGGATTGCGCGCGACGGTGCGAACTTCATCTTTGGTCCAGTTCCAGCGAGTGGATATACGCTGGTGGGAACGTACTACGCGAAGCCAGTGTTACTGCGAAGTTTTTCCTCGGATGCCGCCGCGCACTGGCTGGTGGTGAACGCGCCCGATCTCTTGCTCTACGGCTCCCTAATGGAGGCGCAGCCGTATGTGATGAATGACAAGCGCCTACCGTTGTGGCAGGCGAAGTTCGCTGAAGCTCAGCAGGACTATCGAGACTTGCTGAAGGCACAGGACATGTCTGGCGGTACGCCACAGATGCTGGTGGTATGATGCTGATCGAAGACGGCCGGATTCCGCTGGGGGAATGGCTTCCGGACCTTCCATTTTATGAGAACCCGGGCCTGACGGAAGCTCGTAATTGCATTCCGGTCGATCAGCATTACAAAGACTACTTGCCCCTTTCGACGACGGGCGATGCGCTCTCGGATCGTGTCGTCGGGGCTTTCGCTGCGTTAGATACAGCCGGCGACACATTCATTTATGCCGGGATCGATTCCAATCTCTATCTGAAAAATGGTACGAGTTGGACAGATCTCGGCGGAACGTTCAACACAGCCTCGACGGGCTATTGGCGCTTCGCGCAGTTCGACACCACTGTCGTCGGAGTCAACTTCGCAGATACGCCGCAAGCGATTACTGCGGGCGGGTCAACAACTGCAGCCCTCGCAACGTCTGGAACCGCTCCGAAAGGTCGCCAAGTTGGCGTCATCAATCGATTCGTGATGATCGGAGACACTGATTACAGCGGATCGATCATTCCTCATCGTGTTCAATGGTCCGCGCTGAACAATGCACGTGACTGGCCGACGCCAGACACAGCGGACGCCAGGACGAAGCAGTCAGGTGCCCAAGTTCTGCCTGCAGTATATGGCGCAGTAACCGCGATCGCGGGCGGCGAGTTCTATGGTCTAGTATTTCAGCGTCGAGCCATCAGCCGATTCACCTACATCGGCGGCGACGTTGTATTCCAGGTACAAGACTACGAAAGGACCCGTGGATGTTGGTTCCCGCAGTCGATGATCCAAGTGGGTGGGCTGTGCTATTTCATTGCAGCCGATGGTTTCTATGTGACTGACGGGGCAACTGTCACGCCGATCGGCAACGCGAAGGTCGACAAGTTTTTCTTCGCGGATTGTGATCAGACATATGCCGAGCGAGTGACGGTTGCCATTGACTATCTGAACAAATGCGTCTTCTGGTCCTATCCAAACTTCTCGGCAACCAGCGGCATTCCGAATCGACTGATCATCTACAACTATGCGGAAAGCCGCTGGTCTCGCTGCGAGGATACGATGGAATTCATCTTCCCATCGGTATCGGATGGCTACACGTTGGACCAGCTCGATTCGCTGTACGGCGATCTCGATAGCATTCCCGGCTCACTGGATTCAACGGTGTTTCAGGGTGGCGCCAATACGATGATGGCGTTCGGTAACGATCACAAGCTGGGAACGTTCTCCGGAACTTCGGCAGTTGCTCGCTTCGATACGGCCGAGTTCGACATGAATCCGTTCGGGTATCTCTTCCTTCGAGGGATTCGCCCCCGAGTGACGGGCAGCCCTTCGGCGATTACCGTGGCCCTGTCGAATCGAACGACGCAGGATAATGCATCCCGCTCATTTGGGACCGCCGTGTCGCGCACAACGCGGACTGGGGTCTGTGATTTCCGAGACAATATGAAGTTCGGATCACTGCGCCTTGAGATCACCGGTGGCTTCGATAAGGCCCTCGGTCTGGACATCGATGCAGAGCAGGGCGATTTCGTATGACGTTACAGGTTCTGATTCCTCAGACCGCCTCGACACTGCAGATTGCAACGATTGCGAACGAATTGCTGAGAGGTCGCGCCAACAACGTGGGCGAAGTGACGCTCGATGCCAATGTTACGACGACCACCCTATCGGACATTCGCATCAAACAGACGATGACGGCCGTGTTGATCCCGCGCACTGCCAATGCAGCGGCGGCGATGACTAACGTCTATATCTCTTCGGTAGCCGATGGAAGCATCACGCTCACTCACGCCAATACAGCCACAACCGATCGCACCTTCGACTACGTCCTACACGGCAGCTGAACTGCTTGCAGTCCGGTCGTATGAGGTCGATCACGCTTGGCCATATGTGGTCGGCTTTGTGGAGCGCTGGATTGAGCGTGAAGCGCTGACTGCTGAAGAAGTGCGCGAACACCTGAAGGCTGCAAAGGCGCAACTGTGGTGCTTGGTTGTCGACGATGCGATTCTCGGGATCTGGGTCACTCGGATCGAGCGGCCGAAGAAATGCGCTTGGGGCCTAATCTGGGGCTGTGCGGGCGATTTTCTTCCCTATAAAGAAGAGGCTATTGCCAAGTACTGGCAAATCGAGAACTGGCTCAAGCAGCAGGGCTGTGAGTTCATCGAATGGAGTGGTCGCGAAGGTTGGCAACGAATCTTTCCAGGCTATGAACGTCACGCGGTGGTGATGAGAAAGACCCTATGAGTAGCTTCTTCCAGGACATGCTTTCGGGCGGCGGGAATCTCTATCGCCATATCGTGCCGAGAGAGATTCGGAACCTCGTGCCGAAGGAGATTTCCCCGGGTGGATTCAATCCGGGCCGCGACTGGTTCGGGATGGATTTGGATGGTTCCTTGACGGATGAGGCGAAGGCAAAAGAAGCTCAGCGAATCGCTGCCGAGAATGCTTACGGGCAGAGCATGTTCAATCAGTCGGCGACGATGCCGATTCCTGGTGTCACTGGCCCAGCAACGCCAATGCAGCCACCACCGGCAACCGGTTTGTTAGGTGGGCAAGGTCCCACGTTGCGGGAGATTCCCAATTCTCAGCAGCCTGTCGCTCAATTCCAGCCAATGGGGCCCTATGGTGAGACTGCGATGCAAATGGCGGGGCTACTTCAACGACGTCCGCGGCGCGGTCTTTTGGGTGGCGGGGGTGGGAAATGAGCGGCGGCGGAAGTTCACAGCCGGCACACACCACGCG